ATCTATTGTTGAAGTATTTTAAATCGTCAATCTCACCCAAATTTTGCCCACCCTGTAGCATTTCTACAGTGCTTCCCCTACCGTCTGCTGTAGTAGGGAAGAAATAATCTTCATTAATACTTAATGGGTTATACGTGGCATCTAACACACTAGACCCGCCTTGACTTGTTGGTATTCTGCGTTGATGAATCTCATTTTTTACTCTATCAACAAACGCCATAGCCATATGACTAGGCATGTTACCAACATCAATTTTAAACACTCTACGCTCTGGTGCACGACTGACACGATATATTAATATTGCATCCTCAAGCAATTCTTTTTGCTTATATACTTTAAAAATGCTTTCTAAAATGCTCTGTCCAAAAGGCCAATATCTATCTAATCCTTCTGTTAAACTTAGATGAACCACGTGTTTAGCATCTATTGCTGCTTCGTTTTGTCCTAAACTAAATCTGCTTCCCGTTGTTCCGTACGGTTCATTTGGAACAGTATAACTGTATGGTGCACTATATCCTGCAGTTGGAGGCTGTGCTTGAAAGTCTGTTGTGGTTTTTGCTGCTACAGTAAGATTTTGTAAATTGACATTAATATCTTTTACGACATATTGTTCTGGTAATTTACCTTCACTCTCATTAACAATAACTTTACCAACTTTAGTAGCATCTACCCAGTACAATTTGAAATTTTCGGGATCACGAATAAAAAATTGATCCCCGTACTTAATTGTATTTCTAAATATTTTAAATATTCTATTATCAAAATCATTAAGTTTACACCATTGTTGTAGCTGTTTCTTAAGTAATTCTACTTCATGCGGAGTTGGATCTTCCTTAAATTCTAAGCTAAAAGGTGTGTTATTGTGTTCGTTCTTTTGAGTGCTAAATTCAGCAATAATATCTAAACATGCATTTATTTCAGCATCTACATCCATCATTTCATATTGATTATAACGTTCTATGCGATTTGGATGCCCTGTATATACTTCAGGTAACCTACTCATATAGTTTTTATACCCAAAAGCGTCATTATTCCATCCGCCCGTAGGTTCATTATTGAAGCCTGGACCGTTCCAAGATCCGTTATTACTATTGTTTCCTGAAATAGGACTTAATTGACCTGTAGTGTTTACAGTTGAAAAACGTTTTTTATATGCCATGATTACTATTTATAATTAATTGCTCATGTACAGTTTAATATCACTGTATATGCTATTACTTTCAGATATTTTGCGATTAAGACTATCAATTTTATCCATTAAAACCAGCGCAAATTCATCAGATTTAGGTTTTGCAACAGTTGTATTAGGACTATAAATTTTAGGTTTTGAGATAGATCCGCGCATATTTGAAAAGTCGTTCATGTTGCCCGATTGTTTTAATTCAATTGGAATAGTGTTACCGTTCATTCCAACTTTAGCTTCTTTTCCGTGCATCTCTATGAGACCTGGACCGAATATACCTCCGTCTTTTGCTTTAGGCACCACATGGACTGGATCATTCTCTATTGGATAGTGTCTACGTAATCCAAAATCATCAAGATATCCATTTTTCTCTAACCAGTCAAGTTGTTCTTGATGAATGTCTACTGCTGTTCCTGATTGATGGCCACCTGGTTTATTTGATGGCATATATAACCATCCATATTTTTCAGTCCATACCTTAGGATTAGGATTTGTTTCCCAAGGGTACCGTCCACCTGCGGCTCGCCATGCATCATACATCTCTTGTTGTTCCTCTTCAGAACGATATGAGCTTGTTAGCTTTAATTTTTTGCCTGTGAATTCAAAATATTTTCTTGCCATTGACAAAACTTTTTCTTGAAAGGTTGGATCAACCTTTGTCCATCGTTCATACTCTGAACCTTTTCCTTCAATGTAAGTTTTATAAGCAGATTCTTTTCTAACCTGAGCCTTATCACCTTCAATTTTTTTAGTTTCAGCAACTTTTTTATTTTTTACTAGATTTTCACGTTTCGTTTGTAATTCTTCACTTGTTTGTCCAAACTTTTCTTTTTCTTCTTTTTTACTTGCACTAATTTTTTCTTGATAGTCTCGAATTTCACGTTCAGTAGATGCAATTTCAGTTGTTAATTTTTCTTTATCTTTGGGTGCTTGAGTTTGAGACATTTTATCTTTTAACTCTTTTTGTCTAGCTAGTGCAGCTTGTATTTTTTTCTCATTTTCTTTCTGAAAATCTGAAAAACTTTTTTGTGCATTAATTTGAACATCAGTTTCTTGAATTGATTTGTCTAAAGTTTTTATATAGTCTGCAATTCGTGTTGTGTCACCCAATGCAATAAGCGATTCATCAATTTTAGAGGTGTCTTGCCGTAACAACCAAGCTCCTAACTTAATTGTACCTATAGCTGTTTGCTTTACTAAATCTGCTAATCTTCTTAATACTCCGTTAACAGGTTCTTGAATTACAGCTACTAACTTATCCTTAGCAATACCGGTAGTTTGTGCTGCTTTAAAATTTGCTATTTGAGTATCTTTAAGTTGATCTTTAACTTTTTCACCTGCTTTTTCACCTTTTTTGTATAATTCTGTTTCCCTTCTTATTGCTTCTAATTCTGTTGTTTGTAAAAATTTCTCATACCCATTAATTGCCTGAACACTAACTCCTGCTTTTCTTTGAAAATCAACATTTTGAACCAAAGCCCTGCGATTCTGTTCTTCGTAATCTTTACCTGCCTTTGCAATGTTTTCAACAAATTGATATTGCGTAATACGGCCTGCATCTAAGTCCGCTTTCCATTGTGAAATTTGTCCTCTTGTTTTTACAAGTAAAGCTTCACCTTCTTTTGTAGTGGCAGTACCACTTGCTAAAAAATCTCTGACGGCTTTTGCATCATCATCACCAAAAAAAGCTGCAGCCATAGCTTCTGCTTCTTGATATTTGTCTGCTAAAAGTTTACCTTTTTCCGTTTGTCTAAGCATTCTTAAACGTACATTAAATTGAATATCACGTGCTTGCTCTGCAATTCTAGCTGAAACCTGCGTTATATTTTCACCTGTTAACCTTGATAATGCTACGATTGAAGTTACATACGTTCTGCTTTCTTCTCTTAATTTTTCCTCACTCTTTGCATATTTTGTACCCAACATTTGTGTAGTTGATACATACTCTGCTTGTAGGTAAACTAATTCTGATTGGCTTACTCCTAACCGCATGAATCCATCAACTACTCCGTCACCTGTTTTAACTATTCTTCCAAATTGTTCAGCGCCTAACTTAGTTGTTTGACCTAAGTTAGTAAGTCCGTTGCCTAATCTTTCGTATGACTTTAATAAACCAGAATTATTTTTAGACCAAAATCCTGCTTCATTAGAAATTTTTGTGAAACCTTCTGCACTTGTTCCTATACCAATACCTAATTTTGATACTGCATCAAATGTTTGTAGTTGCGCATCGTTGCTTTCTAAAACCGCATTTACCAATCCTCTTGCTGCCTCAATCGCACCTAATACAGCTAAACGTGTGCCAGGCAACTTTTCTAAAGCAAACATTGCTGTTCGTTTTAAAAATTTTGCAGAATCATCGACTGTTTTAGTATATTTTGTAAAACTAACTTCGCTTGACATTAAAGCATTGCTAGTTGATTCAACTGTTTCTTTTAAACTATCTAAAGCACTAGAAAGACCACGTGAGGAATTATTAACAGTGCTTATAGCATTGTTATAACGTTGAAGTGCTTTTGTAATTTCTTGTACTGAATCTGAAGCATTATCTGCCATAATTTATCGCCTTAGATATACCAACATATCATTTTGTAATTGATTATTTTTTGAAATATTATCAAGAAGATTGTCCATTTTACTTGAGACTAAATTAATTAAACTAGTTTTATCATCACTACTTTGATTAACACTCACATTGTTGTTTACCTGATTAATATTACTTGTTATAGAAGCGGCATAACCACTTAACAATCCTGCTATATTTTCAGACTCTAATAATGGATTTTTTCTTTTACTCATTAATTCACTTGGTAAATTTTTAAATGATACAGGTATACTTTTTCCATCAGGCAAAGGTACAACTGCTTGTAGTTTATCATTTAACATTTCTGAATAGCCACTCATTGGTCCAGAACTAATACCAAAATTTAAATTATTAGTGGTACTAAATTCACCGCCTCCTGCTCCAGATGGTCCGCTTGCTGACGGGGCAGTGGGGGAAGTAATTGGTCTATCGCTTCCAGTTATTCGTTTTAATTGTTTTTTTATTCCTTCAATTTCTTTTTCTTGTAATTTAATTTGCGCATCAACATATGCCTTTTTTGCAACATCGGCAGGACCACTTAAATCAACACCCATTGCTTGTAAATTAGTGCTTTTTTCTCTATCCTGATAAAGTTCGGCAAGTTTTCCTTGCCTTTCAGTAAGCATTTTATTCAATTCACCTGCATCTTTAAACATATAAGGAAATTCAGGATCAACAGCTCCTAATGTTGATAAAGTACCCATTAAACCGTGTGTTAATTTATCTAATCCTTTTAGTAGCCATTCAAATGCAGGATTTACATAATCTGCTATAAGTTTTACAAGTGTTTCAAATGCTGTTTGTACTTCTAATTGTGTTTTAATAAGTTGAATTTGTGTTTCTTTTAATCCACCTTCTTGTGGTTGCATTGCTGCTTCTGTTTGCCGCTTTACTAATGCTTCTGCGCCTTCTACCCTGTCTTTGGTAATACCACGCATTGTCTCACTAGAAATACCGTAACTTTCTGCTAGTTCTTTATTTTTAGATATTGCATCACTCATTGATGTTAAATTTTTATTTTGAGCTTCAGAATACCTACGATTAAATTCGGTTATACTTATTTCACCTCTTCTAAACTGCTCAACTGATTTTTGAATTTCTGTACCGCCCGCACGTAAGATAGCTTTTGCTTCATCACTTTGTGCTATGCCTGTACTCAATAATTCTCTAAAACCTTTTCTAGCTGAGGGACCAAAATCTGCGCCAAACGTTGATACACCTGCTTTTAGTCTGTCAATTTCTTTTTGATAATCTTTACCTGCTTTCTTGCTTTGCTCACGCAACAGCATGTTAAAGGCATAATCTTTTTCATCCTCCTCTTGACCAGCCTTTAGCATTTCAGGTGTTTGACCTGTTAACGCAGCTAATTCTATTAATTGTTTACTATAATTTAAACTATTTGCACGTAAAGTAGCTAGGTCTTTTGTACGTAAGACACCTAATCTTGTTTGTGATTTTATAAAATCTGCTTGATTTGTAAGTATTTCTTTTTGTGAATACCCTAATCTTATATATTCGGCTCTTTGTTCCTCACTTATTGAAGCAATGTCAAAAAATGTTTTAATACCTTGACCTGATGTTTTACCTAAATAGGTTAAATCGTTACCTAAACCTGTTGTGACAGAAACTAAATCTCCTACTCTTTCTCTTAGAAAACCAGTACCTTTGGTAACGTCAAATAATTTGTCTGCAGTATCCTCTCCAGCATAACCAAACTTAGCAAGTGTGTCGTATGCGTTTAGGTACTGATCATTTTGCTCAAATACTGAGGTTACAAGCTTACCAACTACATTAGTAACTGCTTCTAATGCTTGACCCAACGGGCCCATTGTACTAAATATTGACCCTAATCCACTGGTAACTTGACTAAC